GGTCAAGTTAAGTTAGACAAAAAGGGCAATGAGAAGTATGTCTCTGGTAAAACAAAGTCAGACAAGTACAAGATGCCTTATATACATCGTTCAAGTATCATTGAATACTTAGGTCCAGATGGTAAGACTTACGATGAAGATAAAATTAAACAAGCATTATCACAACGTCCAAAATCATTGCTAAAGCAAAATGAAAAGATGAAACATTCAAACGGTGAGTTTGAACAATTCTTTAACGTCGGCTTTGCCGCATTAACTGGCATCGCAGTAGACGAACAAACTAACAATCTAATCATCGTTAACACATGTCCAGGTGCTGGTTCATGTAAGGTAGATTGCTTTGCTATGAAGGGCGGTAAAGTTCAGTTCAAAGCCGCTTGGCAAAGTGATGGTCGTATCTTAACATACTTGTTAAATGATCCAGATGGTTTCTTCAATCAGTTAAGTGCAGAGATTAGTAAAGAAGAAGCTGCCGGTAAAAAGGGTGACAAGAAATTCCCTAATGGTTGGCAAACAACTGTTCGCTGGCATGATGCTGGTGACTTCTTTAGTCCAGAATACTTAGACATGGCATTGAAGATGGCTGCAAAACATCCTGATGTTAAGTTCTATGCTTACACAAAGATGGCTGGTGCCGCACTTGCACAGAAACCACCTAACTTCATTATCAACTGGAGTGAGGGTGCCAACACAAGTCAAGAGAAACAAGTTAAAGCTAAAGACGCTAACTTAGATACAACTAAGAATAGCCGTATTGTTCCTGACGAAATGTTCCAAGATTTGTTAGTTAAGGACGAAAAGAAAAACTTAGTTAAGGGGTCAAGTGGCCAATGGCAAGTACAACCTGACAAGTTACCTGAACTAAAACAAAGATTGGCTAAAGAGTATGGATTGAGTAGTAACTCTATTCTTAGCTATGACGAGTATATGGCTAAGCGTAAGAGTATCCCTCAAGGTATGAAGTATAATGTCATTGTTGCCCCTGGTGAGGGTGACATTAGTGCTAACGACCCTAACATTATATCAACATTGTTATTGAGACACTAATAGCAACTGATCCATAGAATACAAATTCTTCATATAGGGTGATACATCTTCTAATACACTTGAAGGTAGATCACCCTTTCTTCTTGGACCGTACTTAACCTCAAAGTCAACGTCATTGACTTTCTGAAACAAATTCACAATATCTTTGACTGTGTAGCCAACACCGTGACCTAAACATTCAATACTATTACTAGGCTTCTCAATCGCTTGCATTAGTGCATCACATATCTCATTCACATGCACGTAGTCACGCACACATGTTCCGTCGGGTGACACATCGTAATCATTACCGTATATAGTAAAGGACCCTGTCTCGGCGGCTTCCATTAGTTTCCACATTAGACCATCAGGATTAGTAGGGTCATAACCATCACTACCTACTACGTTGTAGAATCTAAAGATAGTGTAATCTTGTTGCTTGTGGTGTACACAGTATTCGTATACAACATCTTCTGCGGCTCTCTTACTAATTCCGTACGCACTTGAACAATCTTGGGCAGCACCTGTACTTGCAAAGATAAAATTCTTAGTATTGACACGATTTAAAATATTCATAGTGCCGTTCAAGTTTGTAATGTAGTATTTGATTGGCATTACTTCACTTTCACCTACACGTACTAATGCTGCCAAATGAATAACAGCAGCATATTCAGTATCAATGTCAAAGATACGATTGATATCTTGTTTATAGAATCTGTCAACAGGTGCTTGTGGCATGTCTACATCAAGACCATGTACTTCATATTTGCCGGCAAGCATCTTACATAAATGACTACCGATGTACCCAGAGCTACCAGTGACTAAAACTTTTTTTACCATGAGAATAAACTTTCTTCTTGTTCTTGGGGTTCAAACGAAGGGTCCTTCGTCAAATATGTACTGTCATCAGTGTAGATAACACGAAACTTATGTTTATTAGTTAACACGCTACGAATGTCGTCAATACAAATAATTTTACGACCTAGATTAGTGATGTAGTCTTCTAGCTTCACTGTTGTTTCACTGCAAATTTTAGCGGTGTTGCTATTAGAAGTTCTAGGTTCGAATGCATGGAAGCAATCATTCCACTTATGAAAAACATGATTCTCCATGATGTTGAAATGCTTTAGTGCTCCCAAGTTGTAGTACGTTTCTGCTTTTTCAAAACTATCATACAACTCTATTGCTCGTTGAGCCATAGTCTTCTTAGTACAAGTATAGAAAAAATCTTCATTAAAATTCTTTGTCCAACGTTGATTCTCTAATACTAATGTAGGTAGTTGAATGTGTTGTTCATAGAATGCCATACCGTAACTCTCAACCACGCTAGGGTTGAATGCGATTCTACTAGACTTAATGAAGTCTACTTTCTCTTGCCCTACGATACTAGCACGAACATCATACGTAGCACCAATCTTCTTCAATCGTTCTTCAAACTTCTTGACACCATTGGGGCTAGTCATAACTTTAGCAGGCAAACCAGTTTGTTCAATCAATTCAATGAACAACTCTGGGTTCTTGCCTTCTTCCCATCGACCTACAAACAAGATTCCCTCACGATCACCTGCGTACTCGGTCAACAAATCACGTTCAGTAATGGGAATAGGAAGATGATATGCATATTCTTCCATCATAGTCTGGTTGAATTTACTTTGTGTACCTGGCCAATGCCCAATCATATGCAACTGCTTTCGCATCATTTCATTAGTTGAGGGCAAAAACGGATTCTTAGTGTCTTTGAATATCTGACTTTCTAAATGTGTGTAGGGTATAATTTGAATTACATCTTCTAGTCCCATGGTACCTGCAACTTGTACAGTTTCGTATGTATTGCAGATTAGTGCATCGTATAGATTGTGTTCTAGTGCCTCTACAATCGCATTGCGAAAGTTAGCCATACGCTCATAGCAGAACGTATCACCATACATAAAGATGTTTGAGTGATCCGTATAGCGTAATGATTCTAATGGTGCAATAACGTTCGCCTTCAAGGATTTTACAAACTCATTATCTTGCGGTTCTTTGTCAGTGATGATATCAACTTTGATGTTATGACTATCCATCAGTTCACAAAAGCTCTTAGTAAATTGACCGATGCCACCGTGAGGGATAAGAGTCTGATAACTTACTAAGAATCCAATACGCTTATCATATGTTCTCACTCTGTTTTACCCCATTTAATTTTGAGCCAAATGCGCTCGTGGATGTAATAGTCAACGCTTAATAGAATATGCAATGCTGTAGCAAAGCCTGCTGAATTGCCTAAATTTCCAGTAAACAAATATGTCCAAAAAATTGTAAACAACCACGCGGTAAGCCTATACGTTATCATTCTAACTACGGTTCTTGTTTTAGTTTCCATTATACTATTCCTTTAAGTTTTGCTATTATAAATTCATTTTTTTTGTACCAGCGATCTTCAAACATTACATCACCCGGGCCAAGTAACATAGCAGTTTGCTTATATGCATTTTCCATACATATAGTCTTACCACTAATGTGACATTTTTTCGGGAAGATTGCATATTTAAGTTCTGTACCTACACAGCATCTTTTAAAAGAATCTCCCATCGTTACACTGCCTATACTGTCTAGCATTATGTTACCAACTAGTTACGTCAGTGATATCCATCTTGATTGACTGCTTAGGGTCAAATTCAATAGTGGTAGTAGGACCTATACCACTAGTAGATTCTTCTGTTAATACAACTCTGTCAAGGTCGTACATTTCAAATACTTCCTTCAGTTTCTCAAATTGATTTCTTGTGATTACGATTTGTTTCATGTGTCAACTCCGTATACTTGTTTAATCCATTGCCTAATTGAGATATTTTGAAACTCAACATCACTGTCACGCTTACCACCTGGGTAAACAACAAACAGTTCGTTAGCCACATCTTTAATAATCAACTCAGCGAACTTATCAGCATGTTCTACTCCCATCCATTTGCCGCTTGTATCAGTACCGGCATTCTTCATCATTTCTTTAATTCGTTCATTCATCAGGTGCCCCATTCGTTCTTAAACAACGGTACTTGAAGTCTGTCACTGTAGCGCCATCCTCTGTTCATTGCCGCGATTGCTACATTCTTAGCGTTCATGCTATATAATGATTCAACCCCACCGCAAGGCATCAAGTATACGGGACCAGTAAAGCCACGCTTACGATATTCGTCAACTGCTTGTTCTGCTTCTCGTACATCATCTTCTGTAGCAACTACGAATTTCAAATAAACAAAACCATACTGCTTATACTGAGAAATTACGTCAGGACAAATTGCTTCTTCCCACTTCTCACCGCTAATAGATAGCTTAGGACTGACTGAAAAAGTGATAGCATCTTTAGCACGATTGCGTTGCCATTCACGTATGTAGTTACCAAACTCCGGAGTAATGAGTTGTGTACCATTTGTCTCAAAGGTCATCTCTTTGAGACTTCTCATTTTCTCATGTGAAAGTAAGTCAGGATACGCTCTTTGCCATCCGAGAAGAGGTTCGCCGCCCGTGATAACAAGGTGCTCATCCATCCAACGACCTCTAGGAAGTGTACCAACAATGCTGTCAGCAATAGAATCGGTGTCAAGCACAGGACTAAGATGTTTAAAAGCAGGGTCCCAAGATGCATAACTATCACATCCCGTACTGACAAGTGGTAAGGATTTATAATCTGTGTAATCTTTCGCATTGATAGCAATTGTTTCCCGTTCTAAGCTCATTTCTCCCTTAGGCATACCAAAGCCACTGCAAGTAAAGTTGCAACCGAATGTGCGTAAGAACACACTCGGTACTCCCATATATTTACCTTCGCCTTGAATGCTGTAGAATAATTCTGAAATTTTAAGTTGACTCATAATTTTTTATACTGTGTAAGTTTCCCAAGATAATTCCAGGGCTGTTGAAGATCGGATCTTGTAATAGATCCTGCAATTCTTTCTTTTCCAATTCGGGCATTTCAAAATTTGTATGAAATGCAGAGTCAGACAAGTGACCCCATTGTACTACTAAGTTGAAGTAAACGCTAGTCAAATGGCTATATTCAAGTTGCCATTTTGCAAAGTCTACTATCTCTTTGTAGTTGTTGCGCTGTACAGTGAAGTTAGTTTGGAACTGTTTTAAATTTTTAAATGACCCATTCTTTATGATTTCATTCAATGATTCTAAGTTCCTTTTCACTTTATCTAGTGATCCGTTTTTCCGTACAACTGAGTAAGTGTCATTAGTTGCCGCATCAATACTGATATTGATATGACTGATGTTATCCCACAAATGTTGCATGTCATTTAATCGAGAGTCTGTCATTAAGATACCGTTAGTTAACAATTTCAATGATAGATTTTCATTAGGTTCTAGATTCTTAATATAGTTCCAATAGGTAGGGCTAGCAAATGCATCACCACTACCGGTGATGTTCAGTGTCAATTTTTCACCTTGACTTAATAGATAGTCAATCAATTCTTTGACTCGGTTATGCACACGTGTTATCAATGCATTTTCGTCTAATTGAAACAATATCAGTTCGTTTCTACAGCTAGGGCATTGTAAGTTACATGATTGGTCATAACTAAAGTTAATTACAATGGGCTGGCGTGCTTTCTCATGTTGAAGCATAGCTAAAGGAACTATGTATCCTAGTATACGCTTTCCATTAAGTATAGAGTTAATGAAAGGACAATGGTCATTGCATTCAGTAAACTTACCCGTATCCATATCATTGATTAGTGCTACTCGGTTGAGATTGGTTAGTATCTCGTCCGGAGTATCAGTTAACACATTGCCGAACATTTTAGGTAACCAAGAAAAACAACAGACAGATATATCACCTGAGGGATGTATCTCAATATATTTTGATATACGGTAGCATCCATAACTAGATAGTTTGGATTCAGGAACTATATACTTATCTGCTGATTTTATAACGTAATGCATTACCAGTGCCTAATCACGCCTGCAACAATAAACAAGTTTGTTGTTATATATGACAACACTATTAACGTGCGAATTATAGCGATACGGTCAGCTTCAGTATCACTATCACTGCCTTTTTCACCTAAGGCTTTGGCCCATAGTCTCCAAATGCATTTCATTTTTTTCCTAAAAATATAAATGCAAACTCCCTAACATTGATTTTTTTATCAACAATGAAAGATAATGCTCTAGTGTTTTCTGCTGAAGATTTAGTAGGTATAAATTTATCCATAATTACTTGTATCGGGTTAAACAATGACGATAGTTTTTCGACTGCAAAATCAACATTAAGTGCTTGATTGATATACAAATAACCACCATCCTTCAACATAGCATGTACTTTTGCAGAATAAGTATCTACCGGATAATGCCAACCCCATGAAGCAGTAGATAGTACTAAGTCAACTGAATCAGTAGACCATGTCTCATTAGGTACTTTTGTTACAAATGATTCATTGTCCATATTATTCAGTTCTACAATTTTCTTCAAAAAGAACCAATCGTTATACGTAGCATAATCTTTTTGATAAAAACTATTATTACTGCTAGGATTCGATAGCGGATATGTTTTATCTCCGTCTACTAAAATAAATTTAAATTTCTTATCTGAGAATTTTGCATTAATTAGTATATCTACTAAACTATTCCCGGCACCTATATCTACTATAGTTGCTCCAGGTGGTAGTTTTTCTAACGTATCTATTAGAGGTGCTAGTGTAAATTCAAATCTACTTTTTAATTTAGCTTTTATAGCATCTTCTATGTTAGAACCTCTCAGACCTGCTTGGGATATAAGTACTGCCTGAGAAGTAAGTATTTCCTTGTATTGAGAAGACCATGGTATAGAAATAGATACATCTGATATAGTAATTTGCAGAATGTCATTCATGCAAACAGGTCCTCATTCCATTCACGGTGACCCTCACGATATGCCATGTTACTTTGTGTCTCACGTACTTCTACACGATAACACCATAGACGCTTGGCTTCACCGGCGCCCCACATATCAGGGATGTAAACACCATTGACATACTTATAAAGCATATCTGCTAAACTCTCGCAACCGATGCGTGGAAGAATAGTGAGTTTAGCAAGTTTCTTTTCTTGTAGCATTTTGAATGTTTCAAGTTCGGGATCGTCTTGTGCGACTAGTAATGTATGGTCAAACTGATCCTCAAGAATCTTTTTCAATTCTTTAAGACCACCATAATCTGCTGCCCAATTGCGAACATCTAGGTCGTTTGTACCGAAATAGAATTTCATACTGAAACTATACCCATGAATCATATTGCAGTGACTATCTGCACGCCACTGACGATAAGCGCAGGGGAATGAATCGTGGTACTCTTTAGTACTTGTATATTTGTAACTTACTGGTTGTAATGTCATGCTTTTCTCCTATGTTAATTATAGCATAGGCGGCAGAGTTTGTAAAGCGGGAATGACGCCAAGACCGCTATTGTATTTACCAATTCTATTTATATAATTCCAAAAGCATTTGATATTTACTATATGCTTCTGCGACTGCAGGATACGTTCTGCATAACAATGCTTCGCTTCGCTTATCTTGCCACAGTAGATCATACTCATGGTCTATCCTGACCAATTGTTCAAATCCACTACGTGTAATTTCTATTTCAATAAGTTCTTCACGGTTAGTGTAGTAACTAGCAGTTTGATTGTAACCATAGTTAATAGTCTCAAAATTACGGTCACGAACTACCTGCACATGTTTGACACTATATTTATTAATGAATGAATCGTAAAAATTACTCATTGTTGACCTCTTTTGTTGGACTCACTATCATAGACACGTTTACGTAGACTACTGGAACTAAAGGAGTGATCTCTACCGTTAAAGACAATACTGATGGATCGGAGCTCGCATTCACTTTTACCCGTGAACTCTTTATCGGCATATTCAACACCAAGGATTCTGACATCCACCGGAAGTATGAGTAAGAGGTCAACGAGGTCCTGCTCTGTACTATACACAACCACTTCGTCAACGTAACGACACGCCGCCAACTGGATTTGACGTTCCACAATGCTTTGAACAGGCTTGTTTTTAGTGTCAGGCCTATCAATTGTGGGATCACTTTGAAGCCCACAAATGAGGTAGTCGCAATGGTTTCTTGCTTCACTGAGCATTGCGATATGTCCTGCATGGAGCATGTCGAATGTTGAGAACGTGATACCAATTCTCTTGCCTTCTTGTTTAAGCTTTTTAACATGATTAAATATCATCTGGTAGTATTTCCTCTAACTCAGTTTCATCCTCAAAGTAATGAACATGATAAGTTTTACCTGCATGTTCATATACATCAGTGAAAGAACGTTGATTGTTGGTTGACTCAATTGGTTCCAATAATCTGAACACAGTAAACAAGTGCTCACGTTCAGTACCCTCAATCTTACGTTTATCAGGTCCCATGACTTTACGCATGAACTCTTTGAGTTTGATAGGATCACTAGCGATTCTATCAGCAGCCTCTTGAATCCAGTCAAGATTTGTTTTTGCAGTCACAGTTACGTCCTTGGTTACAGTTGCCGGTGCAATCGCTCTTCGGTAATCTACGAACAACTGTTATAGCGATGACAACTACTATTAGTAGAATAATGACTGTCATTACTTACCTTTGTTTGCAATCTGCAAGAACTCTGCACGTGCCGCTGGATCAGTTTTGAACCCGCCGCCTAATCGACAAGTAACAGTGCTTGAACCTGTATCTTCTACGCCGCGACTCTTAACGCAATAGTGTTGTGCGTCAATCATAACTGCCACGTCCTCTGTTTCAAGTATGAATTGTAGCGTATGGAAAATCTGCTCCGTGAGGCGCTCTTGTATCTGCGGGCGTTTTGAAAAATACTCAACAATACGGTTGATCTTACTGAGTCCCAAGACTTTTTGTTTAGGGACATAAGCTACAGTAGCCAAGCCGTCAATAACGACAAAGTGATGTTCGCAATTACTTTGGACGTTGACGTTACGCTCAACGACCATTTCGTTGTAGTGCATTTTGTTGTCCACGGTAGTGCATTTTGGGAACGCTTCATAATCTAAACCCCAGAAGATTTCGTTGACATACATCTTAGCAACACGCTTTGGTGTGTCAATCAAACTATCGTCTGTTAAGTCAAGACCGAGCGTTTCCATAATATATGCAAAGTGAAGTTCGATTTTATCAATCTTTTCTTTGCGGTCTAGTGTGTTTGCTTTTGTAGGTGTTTCAACACCCATCTTAACCAAGTACTCATGCACTTGTTGACCCAACTCTGGATCTGTTTTTGTTTTATTATAACTCATGATAACCTTCCTTTGTGATGGTTTTGTTTTGACATTGTGCTACCGTTGTGTAGCACAAGTATTTATCATTCTTCGTCAACGATACAAAGAATATCTTCTTCTTTCATGACGATGAAATCTTGATTACCAACTGTAATCTTTTGAGGACCTGATTGATTGTAGATTACAACGTCTCCCTCTTTTACTTCAGGTGTAGCGAAGGTTCCGTCCTCTAGTCTGCGACCTTTGCCTACCTTGAATACCGTTCCACGGGGCAATTTCTCTTGAGCCGAATCAGGGATATAAAACCCCGATTCAGTTCTAGTCTTTGCTTCCTGCGGTTTGACCAAGATGCGGTCATTTGCTGGAGTCAATGCCATGATTAAGCCTTTGCTTTTGCTTCTGCACGTGCGGCTTTTTCTGCTGTAATTTCATTACGGCGAGCCTTAACTGCTTTAGCAAGTTCTGCAAGTGCCTTACGGGCACGGGTGCCTGCTGCCGCATTACCTGCAACAAACTTAGTGTTTTCTGCGTTGTATGCAGCCAATTGTGTTTCGATATCATTGTGTGCGCTCATTAGTTTCTCCTTAAAATTTTGCTTCACGTGTGTGTTTGCGATAGTCTGTTGACATACGCAAATATTGTTCACCCTTGCCTTCAAGGATGTCACAAATTCTGTCTATAGTCCCGTCATTGCGTTGTGCGATAGCACCTTGATTATAATGAGGATCTCTTAGTAATGGGTGTAGTTTGTTAATAGCATCGTCAATAGACCAAGGCACGTAAAGTCTAGATGCATCATTTGCAAAAGTTTCTGGGAAACTACGATAAGCAGGGTACAAGACATTACAACCAAGAGCGTCTGCTTCGCTTACAGTATTACTAACCCAATCTTGCAAAGCACAATTAAAAACAACACGACTATTATTAACGATGTTATAGTAATCATTCTTGTTCAAATCCTCATGTAGTGTTAGTAAGCCACGACTTACTAAGTCACGTGTGCGATCCATGTAACTATCGTTATTAGATTTCAGTTTGCTACCAGAGCAAACACAGAACTCTACGTTGTTACCATAACGCTCATGCCATTCTTCAATTAGATCCATATAGAAGTCAGGCTGCTTCTCTTGATCCCAACGTGCTGAAAAGACAACACGCATTGCCCGTTCTTCAAACGGTTTAATTTGATGCTGTACACGCTCACGTACTTCTTCCATGCCAAATGCTAGTCCACTGATATTGTAGATCGGGACTTCCCAACCTGCAATCTTCATGTGCATGACCATTTCTTCATTAGTTGCGAGGATCGCACCACCACTCTGGCTAACAGCTTCGCAGACCATCTTCTCATAGGAACCCATCCACTTGGCCATCCCCCAAACGTGAACAAAGTCATCAGGGTCGATTGACTGCGCAAGACAGCGCACATATATCTTAGGGCGATGTGCTTCACTAACTTGATTAAGAATATAAGGCAAGCTCTCAAAGCCCGGCTGAAACATATCTTCAAAATAGATAACATCTTCATTATTGATTTTACCTTGTTTCATCCACATAACAAGATTCATCATCTGACTCATAGCAAAATAGCTACGACCATGTGCATCTAGTACTTGACCGGTTACAATAGATTCTTCATTGTCTAGTGTTTCACCGGGTACGATTACATACTGAATCTTGCGTTTCTCAAATGCACGTGTGTTCCACTGCTGTAGTTGCAATGTGTACCGTGCTTTATAGGGTTCTAGTCCCATGTAAATAAGTCTACGCATTATTTTTTCTTTCTATATCTTCTTCGTTGCATTCTTCACCATATTGAATCTCTACGATTCTACAAGGTGTCTTATATGGATTACTTAGTCTATGCCAATCACCTTGTGGAATTTGTACTTGACTGAATGTTGTTAGTTCCATTGAAGGCAATGCATAGCCACTAGGCATAGTCATGTCAAGGATACAATTACCTTCAGTCACGTGCCAAAATTCGTGTCGCTTGAAATGTCGTTGCATACTCAGACTTTGACCGGGATTTACTGTTAATTCTTTTACCTTGCATCCTTGCACATCATGTAGTATACGATAGTATCCCCATTGGCGCAACGTTTTTGGTTGTTTCCATTCACGTAGAATCCAACTGCTCGAATTCTTTTTATCATTTCCACCGACACCAAATACAAATTCTATGTTGTCGTCTTCAACATCCATTTCTGGAATGTTATCATGTGTTCTATCTCCGCCGTTAGCAAAGATAATAGTTGCTTCTGGGAATTTCTCCCTCACTGCGTAGATAGCATACTTTGCAGTATTGTCTACATCGTCAAAATTTATTACCCAATCTACTGGATCTAAATTTCCTACAATGGTTAGTCTTTCATCAAACGGCATAAAAGGTTGGCCCTTTTTACGAGCCAACCAATCATCACTGTTGAGACCAACTACTAAGTTGTCGCCCAATTCTTTAGCGGCTTTGAGATAACTGACATGTCCAGAATGTACAGGGTCAAAGCCTCCAGTGACTAATACAATTTTCATCGAATAATTGCTTCTGCCCACATGTCTTTGGGTGACTTGTTAGTCATCCATTTCTCAAACTGACGAAACGCAAAGCTTCGGCGGTCATAGAGAGTTGACTCGTCAAACTTGTATCCATAGTCCTGACAGAATTCAAGATATTTTTCCAAGTCTTCAAAAATTTGACGGACACGTGGATTGGGTTGAAAAGAAGGTTTTGCCATTTTAATAATTCCTTTAAATAGCGAGTTGTTGATAAGGTTGAGTTAAGTTATAATGAATCGTGGCACCGTTCTCACCGTCTTCGCTTACGGTAATAATGATTTCACGTTCGGGATAGCGAGTAGCGATTTGCTCATAGAGGTCATCACTAATCATTTCACACGACTTATAATTCAATTCAAGTGTTCCGCCTTTATAGAGATTCTCTAACCAGCGTTTAAATTGAATGAACTCAATATCCCTGTCGTTGTGAAATACTTCAATCGCCACATTAAAGTGAAAAATGTGACGATGTGGGGTTCCTAGAAAGCTAACATCATATTCGTCACCTGTCGCTAGGTTAAAATCTGATGCTGCCGCGGGGTACTTATGAATACCTTCTTTCTGAAAGGTCACAAAAATCATACGTTTCGCTTTATCTTTAATGCGATTACGTGCTTCTACCATTGCATGGTGTCGTTGTTCAATCATCTGTCATCCCCAAAGTCTACTGTATCATGGTCGTGATCCCATTGAGCACGATTCATTTGTCTAAGTTCAGACATGTATTTTACACTAGTAGTACGCAGTTCTGCAAGTTTTTTGGGATCTGCGTTTCCCGATTTCTCTAATTGAAATATCTGATTTTCTACTATTCTGTGTGATTCTTCTAATGTTTTAATACGTTGAGTGTATGGCATATTATTCTCCTAAAACTTCATTGATTGCGTCATCACTATCCTCAATGATTTCATCAATCTCTGGCTCACTACTATTTACTTCAAATAATTGGTCAAACATAGTCATAGCATTTTCAGTTTTCTTACCGCTGATACCTTGACTACCTGATTGAAACTGCTTCCAGTAACTGTTATGATAGTTGATAACATCTAATGCTTCTTGTTTAGTCTTCTTACTAAAGATTTCATCAACAATATTTTTAAAAAAGCTATCACCGTCTAACTTATGAACTAACATCTTAGGCACAACACCTTGCGCATATTGACGATTAGCCTCTTGAACAGCATTCATATGCATCCAAACATTATGACTCTGAATCAAGGTGTAGCTCAATGTATCCCAACTAGTTTTAGTTTCTTTACCATGTGCACCTAAGAAGCCTTGACCCCTATAGCATACGTCCTTAACGACTAGTTTATCAGTTACTGGACTATCTGTAAAGAGTTTATGGACGCCGTCATTAATAATAGCATCACTAAACTTACGTTGGTCACCACCGGGCATACCTGTTTGAGGTACACCGTACTTCTTATCATCTAGAGTCTTTTCCATACTATACGCCCACTTTTTATTGTGTTCAATACTAGTGTTGAAATAACCTAGACCTTTAGCCGCACTATAGAACGGGCTTGCACAGTCAAATGTAATTTGAAGCTTTGGATTATGATACTTGCGGATAGCTTTCTGAATGTCAGTGAACAATACTGCATACTCTAAAATACTTGTACCTAAACAGTGAATCAAGTCATGCTTACCTTCTTGTAGAAGACCATCATGAATAATATCAACCATACGTGTTAGCATCAAGTGAACATCAATCTTGTTCTGACCCCCGAATGCCCAACCGTTAAAGTGATTATCAGGATAGATATTTGGGTCACAATACTTTTTCATTTCAAGATACCAATCATCAGACTGTGTGTGATTACGACCTTGCAACACATTTAAGAACTTGCACTTACCCGAACGATTCTTAATAAAGTATTCGTTGTTGATATGTGTCGCACTAATAGCTTCTTCAATTGTACTGATTCCGTGAGCACTCTTACCTGTCTTAGGATCCTTGATATTAAAGGTCGTTAAGGACTGTGATGGAATATCAAGACACATCCCGTAGTCCATGTATGTGTCCATCCACGTGAGAACTTCTTTACGTTTCTTCATAGCACGTGGGCAGTTAGGATCTTTCCAATCAGCAGGCCACTGACATTTCAAAATCTGAAATCCACCTGAGTCACCCAACATGAAAGTACCTTCTTCACGTTCACGTATGATACTCTCACTAGAATCATTTTTCATTGGATCTAAGTTAGCATGACCAGCAGAGTACAAACCCCACTTGTAAGTGTAGACACCTTCTTTGCTGTTTAAGAAATTTAATTTTTCAACATCACCATTAAACCCTGCAGGAATACGTGATTGGTCAAAATAGTTTTCACCTTTACGCTGTTTACCTAAGCCGGCAATATAGAACGAACTTACTGCTGGTAAAAACAGTGCCCATTCAGGGTCTTGTTTTGCTGATAGATTATCTTGTTGCATTAAACTTTTTCTTCTTCTTGTATTAGTATTTTAACCATTTCAATCTTGTTGATATAGTTGTCCATACTAGTTCGCATTTCGCCGACGATATCTTTGATAGCGGGATGTTTGTCACACAATGCTTGTAGCTCTTGTTCTTCAAACATCTTCTTTTCTGCCCACTTGAGAATGCCGATGGCGTTAGGTGTTAGATTGACCACAGCACTACCGCCGCCGACGGTTTGCCAATTGTTACCGTCAAATACTTTCATGCTTTGCGTAGATGAATCAAATGCTAACGAACCTGTCATAGGATTAGGATTAGAATTCAAGTAAGGGACTGCTCCCTTACTACTAGTCACATTCATGAACTCGCCACCAACTACGTAGTCAATCATTTTGCTTGAGCAGGTAACAAGTAACGATATGTAGCTAGACCGCTATCAACTGTAATTTCAACTGCGCCTGCATCACTGATGCGAACAGTCTTGTCACCGGGAAGATCCATGATCGCTTGGAATACTTTGACAGGCCACTTGTGCGGCTTAGCCAATGTACCTGCTACACCTGAGTGAAACACAAAGTTACCTGAGTGAGTTGACGGGTCACCGAAGTATACCTTCAAGTCACCGTTCTCGGTCTTAGTAGCAAAGTTTTGTTCTTCACTGTTTGCACTAGCTTGCTTCTTTAGTCGCTGAATGCCTGCAATAGTAGGACTGAACTCAACGTTCCAAGACGCACCTTTGAAAGTAACAGTCTTGACACGTTCGTCAACGATTGACTTAGCCATCAAACGATAGTCGTTAATGAAGTCACCGTTTTTAGTTTCAAAGTGAATTGCGCTTGGTACATCTGCGCCATCACGTTGAGTTTGAGTGACATTGATCTTGGCATCAGTACCATAGTCATCAAAGCCCAAGATTGTTTTTAGTTTGCTTAAGTTAGGCATACCGAATGTGCCAATAAACTCTGCAATAGGTGCGTTCAATGTTCCGCTGACAACAACACTCTTGTCTTCTGCGATAGCGTTGATTTGTGTCTCTTTGTCAGTACCTGTGATTTTAATCAAATCAATAACACCTAGACCATGTGTGTATTGAATCAAGTCTTGTAAATTATCTTTCATGTTTTTCCTTTGTATAATAACTATTTAGGTAGTTCTTCAGCGTATTATAGTGGAATATAATACGCTTGTCAACGACCTGTTTAACCGAATGTGAATAAATCATCAAATGTTGAATTAGTATCTGTATTTGAACGTATGTCCCATTCTAATACACCTAACAAGTTGTCAATCTTTTCATCAACTAGAGTCTTTTCCATTTCTTTGTCATCAAATGGTAGCTCAACAAACCACTGTGGTAGTCTGAGTTCATCAGTCGGATATGCGATTGAAGTGAATCCTAGTGGGTTAGGTTTCAACTTACACACAATAACCTTCATACCATCAACAATCTTTTGACTATATTGATCTCCGTTGACTCTGCGCAAGTAGTTGTAGTTAAGTGCGGCTCTTACGTGACCAGGCATGTTTGCTTTACCCGTCGAACTCTTTTCTTCTTTCTCACCGTAACTTGTTAATTTGTTAACACCTTTAGGTGAGCCTTTAGTCCAACTATCTTGTGCTGCCAAGATACGCTTAAAGTTTTTGACAACTTCAATAACTTCGTCACGACCTTTACCTTGCTGAATAACCATTTGTAGTACGTTCATTAAAAACTCTTGTACATACTTAGGTGTATCCGCACGTTTCAAGTCAAGACCCATCGCTTTGATATCGCCCATCTTACCATCTTTATCTTTACGTTTGCCTTCTTTATCAAATATATTGATAGCATAACGCTTTTTAGTAATAAAGATACTACGATCACCGATCAATTCACGACCTGCTTTGATAATCTCACCGTTCTTACGAGGTGCATGAAATGCTTTCTCCATGAACTGGGGGAATGACTCGTTAGCCTGATCCGCGATACTATCATACAATCCAATGCACAACTCTTTGTCCCACTTCAGTTCACCTTTAGCAACCTGATCTTTGAGAATAGGCCATGCACTGAAATAACAAGAGTCAGTGTCGCCATAAACAATAGCTTCACCTTCGTGCGTATACTCGCCCGCAACACATTCGTTAATCTGACTCATCATGTGCTTAACAATCTGACGACCACTTAGTGTAACTGATTGACCGATACGCTTGTCATAGAAACGACAGTGTTCATTCAACAATGCACCGTATGCAGAGTTCAACAAAATCTTACGCACAAGCTGACGCTTATCCCAATACTCTTTGTCAGTGTCAGTAGTTGCTTCTTTTAGTTTCTTTTGCATTGTTTTACGATCACTGTACCAACGTGTGAGTAGACCGGGAATCACGCCCTCTTTCTCATACGTAAAGATTGTACCGTTCGCACTTAGCATATAAGGCTTGTGACTATCAAAGATCATCTTCCAGATTTCTGCGGCAGACATTTCTACACTGCGACCATCTTCAAAGTCAACAGTAAGAATAGTACCACGTTCTTGACTCATGATAGCTGTGTACTCTAATGCACCAAACAAACCTTCCCATAAAATAGCACCTTCAACTGCATCATCGCCATCTTTGTAGCGTTTCTTTTCCATTGCAAGTTTGAGGCCCTTTTCATGCATGTACTTTTCAGTTAATGTTTGTCTGACTTGGGCAACGATTGTTTCTGGTGCCATGTTGAGGGCACGAATAACCGAGGGATAGAGCGAGTTAATATCGACTGCTCCGACCCATTCATGCATGCCTCTTTTCGGAGTAGCAACGAAGGCACCTGCTGCCTGCTGGACATCTTCTTCATTTTCAACCTTTCGTTTTTTATCAGGAACCACTAATCCACGTTCATGAGATTCATTCATGATAGCCATTTCAATCATAGCTACTGAACCCATAACTGTCGGCAATAGCACAGTATTTTCATGTGCTAGTTGATTTGCCAATTCTAAAAACTTAAGCTTGTTGTGAATTTTCACTAACAACAATGTATCTTGTCTATTGTATTCAATGAACTTTTTAAAGTCTTGATTATACAATTGGTCAAGTGTACCTTCATACTGAGTCTTGTTCTCACCTACTTCCATCTCACCGATAGAATCTAGTTTGTAACTATGACGGCTTTCATAGTTGTACTTTTTATACAACTGTAAATAGTCCATATGAATACGACCTACTAAGTCATACGTCATTTCAACCTTACCGAATCGTTCGTATTCTCTAGGCTTAGGTAATTGACCCATCAAGCAAAACTTGCGTGTGTCATCTTTACTCATTACTCTAGTAACACGATTGACCATGTAGGGAATATCATAGCCCTCTGAGTTCCAGCCTGTCAACACATCAGCATCTTCAATCAACTGAAAGAACACATCAAACATGTCCTTCTCGTTTTTGAATAGCATTGTATTTTCAAACTGACTTACAATCTCATTTGCTGTATCATCTGTCATGTGCTTAGGTGCAATAACAAGAGTGACACACTGATCTAACCAATCCAAGTAACAACTAATCGCAGTTACAGGATTGAATGGATCGCTAGTAGGACTAAAACCTTTCTCAGGATCAAAGTCTACTTCAATATCAAAGAAGCAGGTATGAAGCTTAGGTGCGTCAATGCCAAGATAGTTTTCACTAAGACACCTGAACACAACGTTAACATCACTCTCAAATAATTTCTTACCTGAGTGAATCCTACGTTCCTTTTCAAATTCAGTGCGCTTGCGAGTGCTGAATCTTGATACAGAGTCATTGTAAATGCTACGATGTTTACCCTTAGGGTCAGCGTAGTAAAGAACGTAGTTCGTAGGAAACTCTTTGTATTCACGCTTGCCCTCAGGTGAGCGTTCTACTACGTAGATACGATCTTCATCCCTGCTGTGGATAGCGTCAATGTAGCTCAAAGTGTTTTGCCCACAGTTTCCAAGATAGTGTTGAGTTCATCGTGGTCTTTGTTAGTCTGACCGAGACTTGCTTTGTGTGCAATCTTAATTGCTTTCTTCAATGTAGAAGCTTTGATTTCCAATTCTTCTGCAACTGCCTTAACGGTATCATTCAACCCACCATTAAGCGTATCAATTTCATGTAGGACGGTCATGCCCTCATTGATTAGTTGTGTAAGTTTGATTTTTGCTTCACCGTTAAAGGTTCTGTTATAGTCTGACATAGGTTCTCCTTAAATATCTAGTTAGTATAACAGAATGTGTAGAGAAGTCAACTATTTTAGGTAACATGATTTACACACTAAATATTTGCATGAATGTAATCTTTTGGAATGGTGGAGTCGATTGGGGGTTATCCAGGACAATAGGACCTTATAAGGTAGCATATTGGTTACGTAAGAATAATTATACTACCCAAGTACTTGACTTTATCAACTTTTTACCGGCAGACACGGTTGACAAGTTAACTAGAAAATTCATAACTAAAGATACCCGTGTCTTAGCTATATCAACTACCTTTTTAGCGTTGACTGTCCATAAACATGCTGACGGGGTAAAATACTGGTTGTCAGAATCTTTACTAAATGTTTTGAAAAATATTAAAAGAGACTTCCCAAATATAAAAATAGTTTTGGGTGGATATAAATCTGAGAAACTGACAGGTTTTGGAATAGTAGACGCTACAGTAATGTCATACAATACTGCATCTGAAGAAATTTTCTTAGAGTACTTAAATTATTTAACTACTGGATCAGAACCACCGGAGTCAGTAGAATGTTACTGGGATCCAAACAAGAGACCAGTATATAATAAAGCAAGAAATCCTATATACAATATTGAAGTAGATGACTTCAAATGGTCTCCGCAAGATGCTATACTTAAGAATGAACCATTGCCTTTAGATATTAGTAGAGGTTGTATATTCGCTTGTAGATTCTGTCAGTACCCTCACTTGGGTAAAAAGAAATTAGATTATATTCGAGGAATGGAGTTCTTGAAAGAAGAAATTCTATATAACTATGAGAACTTCGGAACTACTTCATACTACATCATTGATGATACATTCAATGATACTGAAACCAAAATGAAGGCGTTCTATGATATGACGCAAGCACTACCTTTCAAAATTAATTACGCAAGTTACATTCGTGCTGACTTAGTTCACCGATTCCCAGACACTGCTCATTATCTTAAAGAGTCAGGTTTATACGGTGCTTTCTTTGGTTTAGAATCGTTACACCCTGAAGCTAGTAAGATTGTTGGTAAAGCATGGAGTGGCAAGACTGCTAGAGAATTCATACCCGAACTATATCATAACATATGGAATCATAATGTACCTATTCACACTAATTTTATTGTAGGCATAACTGGTGAGACTATTGAAAGTGTTGATAGCACTGCGGATTGGTTCATACAGAATGACCTACATAGTATAACGTTTGAAAGATTAGGATTGAATGGTCCTGATGATGGGCCTGTATGGTCTATCAAATCTGAGTTTGACAAGAATGCTAGCAAGTATGGATTTACTATGTTACCATCACAAA